CTTCAAGTAAAATACCATCTCCGTCCTCTTGCAATATTTTATCACTACTTTCTAATAATAAGAATGATGGTGGAACTCCATTATGAAGTCTTATCTCACCATTGGTTATAAATTCTATCCGTGCTTCCACTAAACCACTTGCAGGTACGCTGATAGCAACATTAGTAACAACACACATTGATTGATACCAAACGCTATTTGTAGATTGACTTGGATCGTGATAAACATAAAATCTACCTTCAAAATCTGCTCCCTGTTGCATACGAACCAATAATTGACTTAGGTAAACAGGAAATTCTGGACTTGCAAAATCAGCCGTATCATTCTGAAAATTTCTATGTTGCCATATTGTTTGTATTGTTCCCTGTCCTGATATAAGACCATTTTCATATTGTTTTCTAAATTCTGATCCTAAATTTGTAATATCAACGGTATCTCTTGTTGTTGTGATTTCAAATTCGGTAATTTTTGCAATAGGTCTAAACCTAGAGTTTCTAGTGCGTATTATTATACTTTTTGTAGAAGATGGTGCAGTTAATGTAAGTGCATCTGTAGTTTCACCTGCTAATGAAGAAGCAAAGGTGTCATATAACCTAATTCCACCCATATCATCAATATGAATATATTTACGAAGATCGGGAAAATTATGAGCAGATAATAATTCTAAATTACTTCCGTCTTGAGTTTCTATTTCAACTTGATCGCCTGTAATTAGTGAACCATTAATATTTTCAACAGAAAATCTTTTTTTAGTAGTATTAACATCAGCAGGATTTATAGATGTAGATATTTCAGAATTTAAGGCATCACGTTTTAATTCAATAAACCCTGTCGATCCAAAGTATATAGACATTAAAAGGTTTGTAATGTAGGTATTCCATCGGCTTCAAAAGATATGTCTGCTGCCATAACTTCACCAACAGAATTTGTCATAGAAAAAGATGTAATCACTGCCACTATGTCTATTTTATGAAAATGATCTACCTCTAATCTCATTTTTACTTTTGTTCTTTCTTGACTATTTGGTGTGCTGCCAACTCTAGGTAAAATATTGTCTATTATTCTTGAAGATAAAACACCAGAGTTATTAGAAGCATTTGTTTGATCTGCATAATAGTAAATACTTGCCGATCCAGTTAAACTTGTTATTCCAGGTATAATTGTTCTGTCCTTATCGCCTAATGATACAGTTTCAAGCACCGCAGTGTTAACTGTAAAAGACCACGATCTAACTTTTGCTACTTGATCTGACGCATTATCAATAGCAGCACTTTCATTATCAACAAATAACTTGCCATCTTGACCTGAATAAAACTTAGACATTGTTTTACTTTGATTTTAAATACATTCTAATCCCCATCGAGGCAAGCGACAAATTTACATTGTACATTTGATATTCCATTTTTCACACTTGTTATAGTGGGAGGACCATCAAAACGATACCTTAGTCTTACACCACTTGGGTCTTTTTCAGACATACTGTTATATAACGGTGAATTTTGAATACCAGCAAAAGCGTCTGTAAATGTAAAATAAGCATAATCGTAGTCAGCATTTATTTCGTAATAAAATTCTAAAAGTTCATTTGCCTGTCCATCACTAATATTTGTAAAGCCTAAAGTTAGCTTTGCATTTACTCTTTTATTACCGTATCTCAAAATAGTCTTTGCACCATTTTGTGCTATAAATTCAGCTTGTGGGTACTCTCCAGGGGTATAACTTCTTGATGAAGGTTGTATATTTGGAAAATTACGAGAGCTTGCCATTAATCTCTAATTGTATGGAAAGATGGATCATCACCATCATTATAATGATCCAATACTGCTAAAGTTTTATTTGCTGTTAAAGGTGTATGACTTCCTGATATTTCAATCAAACCATCTTCTGCATAAGTCATAGATTCAACCTTATAAACTCTATCAGTTGTACTTGTATCAGGAACAGTAAATACACAACCTCTAAATTTACTAGCTGCTAAATTATTATTAATTTTTATTGACGTTGGTTCTGAAACATCTGAATTGCCAGGTTTCCAAAAAATAATTTGTGTTCCATTTGTAATATCTTTTTGACTTTGTATTACCCCATCATCTGTGATAATACCATTAGCAAATCTACTGGTATGCGTGGCCTCCGAATGTAGTCTTATGTAATCTCCTGGTGCGAGGTGCATTGCAGATTGTGGTGTTGTTTGAAATGAAACACCGTGATCTACTAGCTCTCTTGTTTTCAAAGCATATTTTAAAAAAGTATCAGCGTGTTCAAAAGATGTGCAGAACAATGACATATCAAAACCTTCTCTTGGATCTTCATCTCTACCATTTTTTACTCGTAAACCTAATGTTTTAGGTTCGGCAAATCCATTTAATTTTTCTTTTCTATATGTAGCAAACCCTTGAAAATTTTGACGTTCTTCAGGACTTAAAAATGTAGCCTTTAAATTTTTTATGTTTCCGTCAGTGAATAATGCCTTAATTTGTATTTTTTGATTAGGATCTATTTTAAAAGTAACGGGATCAAATGGGACAGATGGGTACAAAGCAAATCTTCCACCTAAAATTGTAAAATCTAATAAACAATAAGAAGCGTTTTGAAAAATAAATTCTCTTAAATTCTTTTCATCTACTATTACACCGTCCCAAAATAATCTATTTGCTCTACAAAATTTAGCAGCTATAGTCATTCGTTCTTCATCTACTGAGTTAAGACCAACTAAATTACCAGCACCTATTTGTGAGTCAGTTAATAAAGCAAAAGTAATTTCTGGAAATAAATTTGTAGGACCAGTTCCACCGTCAATAAGTCTTTTTACAGATATACCCTCTTTAAAATATGCAGAAAATTGTGTAAAACTTGCAAATTCTTTTGAACTATTTAATCTAACACCGCCCATTGCTAAATTTGAATATGGCATTAATGTGTTGGAAATCATTTCATTTACATATACAATTTCATGTTCTGGATTTTCCATGTGGCTTGGTACTTCTGCTTCATAAGAGATAAAATCTGCAACTGCGTCTAAAGGTCTTAAATTTCTTTGATTTGTACTAGCAGATCCATCTGTACTTCCACCAGGCCAAGGGGTTGTAATGCCTGTTGTTGTTTCAGTACCACTATTATTAAAGACTTCAACTGGCTTATTTTTATCAAGTCCTAAAACAGGCACTACATTAGAAAGACCGCTAAATGTTTTGCCCCCTCCAGTAACGCTAGGAATATTTAACTTAGCTCCTTTTCTATAAGGTCCACCACCATCTGTAATAGTCCATGATGCCACATTATTGTCGTACAGTTTTATTTGTACTTTTGCTCTACTAAAACCACTTATATCTGTAGATTCGCTTCCTGTTAATTCAATATCATTAAATGTAGCTACAGGATCTGTTGGACCTGACTCTAAAGTATATCTTTCAATTTGTCGAACACTATATCTCCAGCCTCTTGTTTGTATTGTACCTCCTCTAAATTGTGTTGTTTCATCAAATTGCAAAATAGAAGGGAAACCTTCAGACTCTCCAATTAACTCCCCTTTCCAATAATACCGATATACCCCATGCCAGCCAGAATAATAAACATAGCTTTTATTTCCTGCATCATCTGCGTGTCTAATATATTCAGTTTCTCTTAATACATACCTAAAACCACCTCGTAAAGGAACAACACCTAATGATGTTTGTGATAAACCAGAAACTCTATGTCTTGTATCTTTAATTTTTCCTAAGAAAAACTCAGTATTACAAGCATCAGATTTATTTAAATTTATGTTTAAACCTGTATATCTAAATTCATAAATTAAACCAGTACTTTCAGACTCATATGTGTCAGCTTGTAGCTCACAATTATCTTTTAACAAACGAACTACGGATCTATCATTATTTAAATAAAATTTTATAATGTCATTACCAGTATAAGGTTGAAATCTAAATTCGTATTGACCTAAAGGGTGATTAATTCTTACAAAATTGTACTGAGGTTGTGGTGTACGACCCTTAATAACAAAAGGTGCTCCATTATCAATAGTTTCAAAATCATCATCTGTGCCAGCTTTTCTTACTTGTAATCTAAAAAAACTATATCTTGTACAATATTTATTCATTGCACCTAAATTAATATTTCCATTATCTTCTTGATAGGAATGTAAAGTGCCTGATGGACTGCTATAACTAAAACCACCAGGGTGACTATTTACATTTGGAAAACCAGTTATTTGTTTATATACAGTTGATTTCAAACCTATTTCTGTAGTATCACAATTTCTATTATTAGAAACTGTTGCCATTGCTGCCCTTTGCAAGATATTTAATTCATCTGGTGCATTGGCTTGTTGTAAACCATCAACACCTTTTCTTATATCAATACTGTGATCAGCAGCCCCTAAATCAGTAATTTCAAAAATAAAATCTTTGTAATTTCCTTTTTCCCAAATACCTTGTTGTGAAATTTCAATACAAACACCAAAACAATTTCCGATCATATAAGATTCACCCAAGGCAATATTATCATCAATACGCTCTCTGTCAGAATCCACACTATTTCTAACATCTTCTTTGCCCCATGGATCAAAACTTCCTGATATATTTGTCTCAGGATCCATATCTCCTATTGTGTATTGAACTTTATCTCCAATTTGTAATTGTATTCTTTTTACATTATTTCCAGGTTCTTGCCCATTGACTCTCAAGAAACCTGCATATCTTGGAAAATATTTAGCAATTTTTCTTCTTTTTACTTGAATATCGGCTTTTTGATCGTCTGAGGCATCTTTTGACTTTAAAACTAATTCATAAGGTACTTGAAACCTCATTTGATTGGGCATTGGGCAAAACGTACCAAATCTTGTTTGAGTAGAAGGTGATCTTACACCAGAAAAAACTTTATCAGATGGCCCTTCAGTAAAATCACTATCAACAGAAAAAATATCATCTACCATTTCAGCACCATGTCTATCTTTTTCAGGTGCTAAAGTTCCATCTTTATATTTGTTAGCTTGTTTTAATCTATTCTCTCCATAAGGTCTAGTTTCATTATCTTGCGATACATTTCTATCTTCTGAACCTTTATCTGGTGCGACACCGCCATTATAATAAACAGCAATTTTTGCATTTGTATAATTTTTTAATAATAAATCACCTATGGCATACCCTGAAAAATCAGGAGGAGTTGTTATTTGACCACTACTTAAAACAAAACAAGCTTTTAATTGTTGATGTGTTCCTTTACTCAAAAGCTGTGACCATACAAGTCTTGAATTAACTCTTGTTCCACCTGTAATCAATTTAATATTATTGTTTAAATTAATTTCTTCTCTTTTTGTAAAAACTAAAGGTATTATTTCACCTAAATCTGCAAGTTCCTGTACCGAATTAAAACCAGTTTGCGGAGCGAATCTTTTTGCAGCAGCAGCACCTTCTGTCGTTAAACTAGGAGCAGTTTTTGGTGCTTTTGGTTTTGGTGCTAATAAAGTTGAGACATAAGATAAAGCAACACCTATTGCAACAACACCATAAAAGCCAATACTTACTCCACCAATGACTAAAGGTGCTATAGCCACAGGTGGCATATTTACAATATCAGGTATTAAATCATAAGCTTCTGATCTTTTACCGTTTACAGATTCTATTAAATATACAAACTGCCAATATTCTTCTTCAGTAATTCCTAATGCTTCACAAAGTTGTGCTTCATGGGGTAGTAACGCTCTACCACCTCCAAATATTCTAGGGGACTCCATTTTACCCCCCACTCTCCGCAACTTAGCCACCCTTCTTCCCAATAAACAGCAAGGCCAAATCCCTCATTTGATTTACATAATCCTACTGTACCAATCTTACTGTATTCTGTCTTGTTTCCCCACTTTTCAAGTTCTTCTTTGAATATTTGATATTCACCTTTACGAAATTTTCTATACCAACTTCTAGTTGGCTCTGGTGTTTTTATTCCATAATTAGCTAAAACTGTTTTTGCTAAATGTAAGCAATCAACAGCACCATTTTTTTCTGGATCAGCACCTAACCTATATGGCATACCAACTAACTTGGCAGGTTTCATCGGTTTTGTATATCTCCAGTAACAGGTAATGATCCAACAAGCCCTGTTGTTAATCTTCTGTTAGGAGCACTTGTGCCAACAGCATCAATAGAACTACTTAATAAGACTTCAATAGTTTCAAAGTCATAAGACATAGAAGCTGCTAACCAGTTGTCTCTTGTAAGAAAATAATTACCATAAATTAGTTTTGGTGATAAAGTAGCTGGATCTACCACTGATACAAATATTTCTACATAATATTTATTTAGTACAGCTTCCTGTGCGTAATTCATTGCAAGATCATTATTAGCAAACAATAAACCAGCCTCTAGATTATCTCCTGATCTATTTTTTGCAGCACCTTGATATATGAAAGGTAAATAATAATAGTCTGCGTTATCAACAGGAAAAAAAATTTTATTACTTTTTGCTTTTACATATTTATCTCTCTGTATATTTGTATCTTTAACGCTTAAAGAAGCATAATCTTCTCTTCTTGCATTTTGGTATCTTTGTTTTACATCACCATTAGAATCATAAATTTTCATAAAAGTGACAATAGTTGTTATGCTCATATACCTATTTTAGATCTTTGACTACGACTATTTTTTAAAGTACTCATCATTTTTGATTGACCCATTGTTGCTCCCTGTCGTGCAGCAGCACTTATTATTTGGGGTACAGAATCTTTTGGAACGTAATCATCACCATTAAAGTTAAGAACAGGACCAGTGTATTGAACTACAGTACTACCAGATCCACCTGCAACTGTTCCAGCTTCGT